TTGACCAGATCGCCAGCGAAGCCCGCGCTGCCGCACTCCGCCGGGCAGGGGCGCGGTTTCAGGCCGGAATGGCCCAATTGGCCAATCAACGCCTGACCGAGGTTTCCCGCATCGCAAAGACCTCGTCCGACGAAAAGGCCGAAGCGGCCCGCAAGGCTGCCGACTGGCTTTCGGCACAGGTCGAGGCTTCTGGGGGAGTCGTTTCGCATGCCGAAGATCGGCTGCTGGCGCTGGATCATGCCGTCGCCGATTTCGGCACCGTCGTGGCCCGTGCGCTTCTGGCACTGTCAAAGCAGGACCGCGCCACGCTGGATTCCCTTGCCCGAAACGCGTCGTCCGCAGCGCCCGGCTGAAAGGCTGGTGACCCCGGATGGTGTGAAACCGTCTCGGAACATCAAGGGGTTGGCCCGTCCAACCTGAAAAACCGGGCCATTGATATCATTGGCGAAAAGCCAACAGTGTCCAACCCTTCCAAGGGCCTGGAAAACGAAAACCCCGGCGACCGTGCAGGGTCCACCGGGGCTGATCAGCTTACGGAAAGCTTCCAAACAAACGAATATCTGTTCCGCGCGGAAAAATCAATCTCTCTGTGCCTGAGCATCGCGAACTGTGACCCGCGCGAATCTGTGCCGATCATGGTTGAGGCGGTCTACAGCCTGTCGGCTGGTATGCCGATTGCGCCCTTTGACGGCTTCATGGTGGCGGCAGAGGCTTGGGCCGCAATAGCCGTTCCCCCTGAGCTGGACGCCTACACGCTGGCCGGTTTCAACCAGATGACACCGAAGCGTCAAGCAGCGTTCCTCGCATATGTCGGGGGTGCCAAGTGATGCCCGATGGCACCTTTGAAGAACTGATGGGCCGCCATAAGCGCGGCGCGCGTGAGCGTGTCGAACCCCTCGATATCGAAGTGACCGAGGACGGTGTGGCGTTGGCCTTCACCGAAACCCACGGTGATACGCTGTTGTTCGATCACGACGCCGGTCGCTGGTTCGAGTGGCAGGGTGACCGCTGGCAGTCGGAAAGCACGGGCCGGGCTTTCAACTATGCCCGCGAACTGGCGCGCGACGCGACGAACCGCCTCGCCCCGGCGGCGCGTGAGAAGATCAGGAAGTCGGCTTTTGCCGCCGGTGTCGAACGCTTCGCCCGCTGCGATCCGACCCATGCGGTGCGGCAGGATCATTGGGATGCTGACCCTTGGCTCTTGGGCTGCCCCGGCGTGGTGGTGGACCTAAAGACCGGCAAGGCCAGCGATGCCAAGCCGTCCGACCGCATCACCCGGCAGACCGCTGTCGCGCCCTACTTGACGGCGCGCTGCCCGACTTGGCTCGCCTTCCTCGCGGACGCCACCGGCGGCGATCAAGACCTGATCCGGTTCCTGCAACAGTGGTGCGGCTATGGCCTCACCGGGGTGACCGTGGAACACGCCTTGGCGTTCTTCTACGGGCCGGGCGGGAACGGCAAGAGCGTGTTCCTCAACACCATCGCCGGGATCATGGGCGACTATGCCGTGACCGCTGCAATGGAGACCTTCACAGCTTCGAAGAATGACCGGCACCCGACCGACCTTGCCATGTTGAAGGGTGCCCGACTGGTCTCGGCGTCCGAAACCGAAGAGGGGCGCGCATGGGCTGAAAGCCGGATCAAGCAGATGACCGGCGGCGACCCGATCAGCGCGCGGTTCATGCGGCAGGACTTCTTTACCTTCAAGCCGCAATTCAAGCTGACGGTTGTCGGAAACCACAAGCCGATCCTGCACAACGTGGATGACGCGGCCAAGCGCCGGTTCAACATCATCCCCTTCACTCGCAAGCCGACCGTTCCCGACCGGATGCTTGAGGAAAAGCTTCGCGCCGAATGGCCGGGCATCCTTCGGTGGATGCTCGAGGGTTGCCTCGACTGGCAGGCCAACGGGCTGGTGCGCCCGGCGAGCGTGGTGGAGGCGACGGCGGCGTATTTCGGCGAGCAAGACCTGATCGGCCAATGGCTCGAGGAAAAGGCGATTGTCGAACCCGGCAACCTGTCGCGGTGGGAAAACACTTCCGACTTGTTCGCCAGCTGGACCGATTACGCGAAGGCTGCCGGGGAAAATGTCGGCACTTCCAAGGGCTTGGCCGGGAAGCTGATCCGCCACGGGCTTGTGCCAGACAGCAAGAGGATCGCTGGAAAGACCTACCGGGTCTACCTGGGCGTCAACCTCAAGCGCGCGGAGACCTACCATGATGCAGACTGATCCGCAGGTTACGGTTACGGATAGTTACGCGTTTTTTCCATTATCGGCCTCATGTGCGCGCGCACATGTAAGGGGTAATGCCGAGTTACGCGTAACCAAGCGTAACCGTAATCGGCTGTCGGAGGTGCAGGCATGATGCCCGATCCGACAATGCAGGATGTGACCTCACCCGCTTCGGTCTTTGCCGCTGGCCGGGATGACGCTTGGTTCGCCGACCATCCGAAAGCCGTTTGGCGGGTGCGCCCGCTCTTGGAAGGTGAAAGCCCTCTGAGCGATGCTTTCCTTGCCCGTCAACCGGACTGGCGGGCCTACGCGGTGGTGATCGACCACAAGCGGGCAGGCGACAAACGCAGCTTTGCCGGGCGTGGGACTTATCCCGTCCTGGTGCTGCCGACCGTGCGGGGCAACGCGACCCTGTTCCTGAAAGAAGAGGCCATGCGGATGGTCAAGTGGTTCGCCCGCCGGGCCGAAACACCGCCACCAGCTCGCGGCGTGGCCTTCCTCACCAAGACCGGAGTCAAGTCATGATCACCGAACGCACCCGCTCATTGCAGCTGCCCGTGTCCCTTGGGGAGATCGAGGCGCACCTTCGCACCCCGCCGGGATATGAGACTGGCCCGATGACGGCGATGGCTGAGGCCGCGACCTATGAGATCGAGGAACGGGCCGGGCTGGCTATCCTGAGCCAAACCGTGACCGTAACCACTTCCGGCGAGGAAGCGGTTCTCGATATCGCGCTGCCTGTCGGACCTGTGGCAACCGGCGCAACCGCGACTGTCTCGATCCTTGGCGAGGATGGCAGCCTCACTGCCGTGCCCTCTGGCTTCTGGCTTGAGGCCGGGCGCTGGCCTGTGCTGCACATCACCGACGCCACCATCACCGGGCGGCTGCGGATCACCTACACGGCAGGGCTGGCAGCCTCGCCCGCTGCGGTGCCCCATGACGTGCGCCACGCTGTCTGCGATCAGGTGGCGCGCATGTTCGACCATCGCGGCGATGATGCACCCCCGCTGTCCCCCATGGCTGCCCAGCTCATCGCCCGTCGCGGCAAGGTGCGCATATGACCGCCCGCAAGCGCGGACGCCCGCGCAACGATGGCCTGCCGCCGGGATCACCCGAGGCCAAGGCAGCCGACGCCCGCAAATCTGGTGCCAATGCCCGGCGTATGGGTGGGGTGGGCACCGGCGGGGTGATACATGTTTTCCCGCTTCCAAAAATTCCGGGGGGACCGGCTGAGACGGCGATTGCCTTCCTCGAAACCCTGACCATTCCCGAGGGACCGAAGGCCGGGCAACCGCTGCAGCTGGCCGAATATCAGCGCCGGTTCGTCCGGGGCGCGCTGTCGGATGACGTGACCGTGGGGGTGCTGTCGATCGGCAGGGGCAACGCCAAGACTGCGCTGGCCGCTGGCCTCGCCCTTGGTAGCGTGATGGGTGTTTGGGATGCGCAGCCCAAGCGCGAGATCCTCTTGGCAGCCCGGAACCGGGATCAGGCAAAGACGGCGTTTCAATTCGTCACCGGCTTTCTGCAGGGCCTGCCAGAGGGCGAGCAAGAGCTATTCGTTGTGCGCCACGGTGCCCGGCTTGAAGTCGAATACAAGGCCAACGGCGGCGGGCTGATCCGGGTTATCCCGGCGGACGGCAAGTCGATCCTGGGCGGTGCCCCGACGCTGGCAATCATGGATGAGCGTGCGGCTTGGGAACGCGAGAAAGGCGACAACCTCGAGAACGCCATTCTATCCGGCCTGGGCAAGCGGGGCGGGCGGGCGCTGATCATATCCACTAGCGCGCCCGATGATGCGAACACGTTCAGCCGGTGGATAGATGCACCGCCGCAAGGCACCTACGTGCAGGAACATCGGCCCCCGCCGGGCCTGCCTGCCGATGACCTGGAAAGCCTACTGATTGCCAACCCCGGCGCGGCTGAGGGCATCGGTGCGACGGCGGATTGGCTGGTGGCCCAGGCGCGCCGGGCGATTTCGCGCGGCGGTTCTGCGCTGTCCAGTTTTCGGTGTCTAAATCGTAACGAAAGGGTGGCATCGGATGACCGTTCGGTGCTGGTCACGGTGGACGAATGGCTATCTGCCGAGGTGGCACCAGAGGCCCTGCCGCCGCGCGCTGGCCCTTGTGTCCTGGGGGTGGACCTGGGGGGCAGCCGTTCAATGTCTGCGGCGGCGTTCTACTGGCCGGATACGGGCCGCCTCGAGGCCTTGGGCACCTTCCCCGCCGTGCCGTCTCTGGCGGATCGAGGCGCGGCTGACGGCGTGTCCGGGCGCTACACCGAGATGTTCGACCGGGGCGAGCTGTCGGTTATGGGCGACGCGACCGTTCCGCCGGGGCTTTGGCTGGCCGAGATAGTGCGCCAGCTGGACGGGGCCGAGATCGCTTGCATCGCCGGTGACCGTTTCCGGTTCGCCGAATTCAGCGAGGCTTTGCGCGCGGCTGGCCTTGACCGGGTGCCATTCATCAACCGGGGCTTTGGCTGGAAAGACGGCAGCGAGGATATCGAGCGGTTCCGCCGCGCCCTCTTTGACGGTGAGGTGGCCGTCGCGCCCTCGCTGTTGCTGCGCAGCGCCTTCGCCGATGCGATCACGCTGGTGGACCCGGCGGGCAATCACAAGCTTGCCAAGGCCCGTTCCCTGGGCCGGATCGACGCGGCGGCGGCGGTTGTGCTGGCGGTGTCCGAAGGGATGCGCCGGAAGGCTGCCCCGACGCGGAAAGCGAGGGTGGCATGGCTTTGAGGCCCAAAGACTTCGCCCGCTTCTCTCGCCCGGTCCTGAAAACCCGGCGCTGGCAGGTTCTGCGGCACGTCATCCTCGAGCGGGATGGCTTCGCCTGCAGCGACTGCGGCACCCGTCGCGGACGCCTTGAAATCGACCATGTGAAGCCGGTGCGGACCCGGCCTGAGATGGCCTTTGACCCGGCCAATCTGCAGGCCCTGTGCCCCCGCTGTCACGCAAAGAAAACCCGGATCGAGTGCGGCTGGAAGCCGACCGACCCGGCGCGCCTCGACTGGCGCAAAGCCGTTGCCGATCTGGTGGCGGAAACATCAACCGAGCAGAAGGACTGAACCTACCATGTTGGACTCCGTGAAGATCGCCCGGCGGCAAAGCGAAATCCGCCAATCCCTCGCAACGCTGGCCGGTAAGGCCCAGCCGACCGAGGATGAAACCCGTTCCATGGAAACCCTGGACGCGGAATACCGCACGAACGAAACCCGCTACCGGGCCGCGCTGATTGCCGAGGATGGCGAACGCCGCGAGGCCGGGGCCGCGCTGGAAACCCGCGCCGATGGCGAATGGGACAAGCTGGTGCAGGGCTTTGAACTTCGTCAGGTCGCGCTGCACCTGGACGAGGGCCGGGCCATGGATGGCCGCACCCTCGAGGTGGTCACCGAACTGCGCAGCCGTGGCGGTTATCGCGGAACGCCGGTTCCGTGGGGTGCGCTGGAACGCCGGAACACGGTGGCCGCGAACGTTCCGAACCCGCTGCAGACCCGCCCGATCATCGACCGGCTTTTCCCGGATTCGGTGGCCGCGCGCATGGGTGCCCAGATGATCGCAATCGAAAGCGGTCTGACCGAGTGGCCGGTGACGACTTCGGCAGTGACCGCCGGGTGGCAGGCCACGGAATCCGGTTCTGTTGCCGGGCCGACGCAATTCACCACGGTGGACAAGGCGCTGGCACCGAACAACACCCTTGGCATCCGCATGGCAATCAGCCGCCGCGCGATGCTGCAGACGGGTGCGGGCCTCGAGGAAGCCGTGCGGCGCGACATGAACGGGGCCATTCAACAGGCCTTGGACGTGGCAATCTTCCGGGGTGCCGGTGCTTCCGGCGAACCACTGGGTGTTCTGACCACGCCCGCGACCTACGGCATCACCTCGACCGCAGTCGGTGCCGGTGCCACCTGGTCCGCGTTCCGTGCGGCGGTGGTCCGGTTCATGATTGCGAACGCTGCAGGTTCGCCCGGCGCGGTGCGCCTGTTGATCCGCCCGGAAGTCTACAGCCGGATGGATAACGCGCTGATCACCTCGACCGCCGTCTCGGAATGGGACCGGATGCTTGCCAATATCCCGGCGGGCAACATTGCCATGTCGTCGAACGCCCTGGCCGCGCCGGTGGCGAACAACGTCAACTGCCTGCTGACCACGGACGCGGGCGGCATTGCCCCGATCTTCGTCGGTATGTGGGGGGCGGTGGACCTGATCCGCGACCCCTACAGCGACGCGGCATCGGGTGGCCTGCGACTGACGGCACTTGCCACCGCTGACGTGACCGTGGCGCGCGGTGCGCAGCTCGAGGTTCTGACCGGCGTGAGCGTGGTCTGATGCTGTGGGGAGCGTCTCTCGGCGGGCTTGAGCTTCGCAGCGAGGGCGGGGAAACCCGCCTTCGGGCGACGTTCCCCTATGGCGCGGAAACCGAGCTTGCACCTGGGCGGCGTGAAGTCATTGCCGCACGGGCCTTCGCGGACCGGATCGAGGCGGGGGAGGATATCCACCTCTTGGCCGGTCACGACTATGAAAAGCCCCTCGCGTCACGCGCGGCGGGCACCCTCACCTTGCGCGATACCGACGCGGCGCTTGTGCTTGAAGCCCGGATCGACGGCGGCACGAGCTGGGCGAGGGACTTCCTGGCCGCCCATGCCGCCGGGCTGATCCGTGGCCTGTCACCGGGCTTTCGGGTGCCGGAAGGCGGGGAGAAGATCGAACGTCGCGGGCAGGGCCTGCTGCGCACGATCACCCGCGCGGCGCTTTACGAGCTGTCTGCGGTCACGGTGCCCGCCTATCCGCAAGCGCAGATCGAGGCGCGGGCATGGGAAGCCGTCAAGGCCGAACCGCTTGCCGCCGGGCTGCACCGAACCTTGAACCGTTGGAGGGCCTGACATGGGCATGATGGATATCTTTCGCCGCAAGCCGGTGGAGGTGCGCAGCTCTGGCACGGGCTACACGGCCCAGCTCATTGCGGCGCGCCAATCCTACATCACGGGGGCATCCGGCCTAGGGGAACTCACCGGGGCCGTGCAGGCCTGTGTGAGCCTCTGGGAAGGCGGCTTGGGCCTTGCGGACGTGAAGGGAACGGATCTTCTGTCCCGGCGCGTCCTGGCCCTTACGGCGCGCGGTCTGGCGCTACGGGGCGAGGCGGTGTTCCTGATCCGCGACCGGCTCATTCCGGCATCGGATTGGGAAGTCACCACGCGCGACGGTGAGCCTCGATCCTACCGGCTGCAGGTGCCAGAGGCGGGCGGGCCACGGTCTGAGATCGCCCTGGCCGGTGAGGTGCTGCACTTCCGCATCGGTTCCGACGCGGTGGTGCCATGGGCCGGGACGGCACCCCTTCGGCGGGCGGCGCTGTCGGCTGAACTTCTGCACCAGATCGAAAGTGCCTTGCGGGACACGTTCCGGGATGCGCCTTTCGGTTCCCAGATCATCCCGGTGCCAGAGGGCAGCGCGGATGACATGGCAGCGTTGCGTGTCGGCTTTCGTGGCCGTCGCGGGGCCTCGCTGATTGTCGAAGGGGTGGCCCAGGCGGTGGGGGCAGGGATGCACCCGCAACTTGGCAAGTCGCCGGATCAGCTGTCACCGGACCTGCAGCGCACCCTTGCCGACGCGCTGCTGATCGAGGCCAAGGGCGCGGTCTACGCGACCTTTGGCGTCCTGCCCGGCCTCTTTGTCGCCAATGCCCAAGGACCGCTTGTCCGAGAAGCCCAGAGGCACCTTGCGCAGCTGGTGCTGCAGCCCATGGCCTTGCTGATCGCCGAGGAATGCACGGCGAAGCTGGGGGCGGCGGTGCAGATCGACGTGGTGCGCCCGATGCAGGCCTATGACATGGGCGGCAAGGCGCGGGCGCTGGCAACGATGGTGCAGGCGCTGGCACAGGCCAAGGAAGCGGGGATCGAGGGGGCAACCCTTACCGACGCGCTGTCCTTTATCGACTGGGCCGAAGAATAGGGCCGGGATGCGCCCTGCGGTTAGCTTGGCCGCAAAGCATCTGGGATCAGACGGTGAGTGCCCCGGTTGGAGACATGCCGAAAACCCCGTCAGGCGAGGCCCGGTTTAATCCGCCGGGCGCGGCGCAGACTGTCACGGTTCGGACTGCCGGGGATAGTCAGGGGCCGGGTGGAAACGCCTGGCCTCATCTCTTTTCGTAGTGCAACGCCGGGGTGAGGGTTGACAGCCCCATGCTGCGGGGCTTAATCTACCCCAAAGCATGGGGCTTCAAGATGACCGACATTCCCGAGGACTACTGGCAGAGGCTAAGCGAGGCATCCCAGATTTGGGACAAGCCGCAGTTTACCGTCGCCGAAGTCTGCAAGATCACTGGGGCAACCCCGAAGGCCTTGGAACACTTCCTTACCCCCTCGCGCGGCATGGTGCGACTGATGGGTGATTGGGTGAACCCCGGCACGGGGAAGCGCCGGATCTTCACCGGCGGGCAGGTGCTGCAAATCGCGGCTGCCTACGCAATGAAGGATATCGGCTTTCCGCAACGATTTTCTATTGCGCTTGCTGACCATGTTCTAGGGCGCGCCAAGGCACTACACATCGGCTTGGCAACGCGGCAGAAGGTTTCGATTGTCACTTATCCCATGACCAACGGCGATTGGGCCTTGATCCCGATCTATGACGGGATGGACAAGGAACCGCAGCTCCCTGTTGCCGTCCAGGTTCTGGACTTGGACAGGATCGTGCACCAAGTCCACGCTCAACTGCTGGCTATCGTTGCGGGTGAGGATATCCCCGATTTCAGCGTCCCCGAGATTCCCCCGGAGCCGAACCCCTACAGCCCTGCCAACAACTTTTTCCGCGCTTGGAAGAAGGACGACGCCGGGAACTGGCTGCTTAACGGTCTGACGCTTGAGGAAACCCGCGAATACATGGAGCTGCAGGGCTGGCGCCTCGAGGGCGATGAGCTGGTATTTGACGACGCACCCCGGCTCTTCGACAAAGACCTCGAGCGTTCCGTGTTCCTTGCGAACAAGCATCACTCTGCGGGGCCTGCCTACTGATGGCCAATCGCCTCGCCCTCGCCAAACAAGCCGAGATCACCCGCTGCGTCAAAGGCGTTACTGCGGCTGGCTTGGACGTGGGCAAGGTGGTGGTGGGTCGCGACGGGTCGATCACAGTTTTCCCCAAGGGCGCCACCAACGACCCAAAGGCCAACCCATGGGATGATATCGAATGAGCAATCGCAAAGGCCCCTTTCCCGGCGTGACGCGCGCGGTTGATCGCCACGGCAAGGTGCGGTGGCGCTTCCGGTCCAAGGCCGGTTTCTCTGCCTATCTGCCCGGCGCTTACAACTCTGCAGAGTTTCGCGCGGCCTATGAGGAAGCTGTCAAGGGCGCGAAAGTGCCAGTGGATCGCGGATCGGCGGCGTATGGCACCATGGCCTGGCTGATCGAGCAATACCTTCGGTCCACGCGCTACACCGATCTGTCGCCGGGCCGGAAGCGCAGCCTTCGCGGCCTTCTGGACTGGATCAGGGAAGAACGCGGCAACCTGCCGTTCAGCCTCATGGCGACACGCCACGTCGAAACCCTGATGGCGAAAAAGGCCGGTCCAGTCGCGGCCAACAACGTCAAGAAAACGCTGTCCCTGCTGTTTAACTATGCGATCAAGCATGACCTGTGCGGCCAGAAAGTGAACCCAGCCGCCTTGGCGGATCGTCGGAAGGAAAACGCGGACGGCTTCTACACCTGGACCGATGCGGACATTGCCCAATTTCTGGCGCACCATCCGACCGGGACCAAGCCCCGCCGCGCGCTGATGATCTTCCTGCGCACTGGCGCTGCCCGCCAGGACGCGGCAGCGATGGGCTGGCAGAACGTCAAGGGCGACCGGATCACTTACCGCCGGGGCAAGACCGGCGTAGAGGCCACTTTGCCGATCTTGGACGATCTGGCTGCAGAACTGGCCCATGTGCCGCGCGGCGAGATGCTGTTCCTGTCCCACGGTCGCGGGCTTCCCTACACCCCCGAAAGCCTGGGCAACTGGTTCCGGGATCAGTGCAACGCGGCGGGCCTTCCGAAGTGCTCTGCTCATGGTCTGCGTAAGGCCGGCGCGGTGCAGCTGGCAGAGGCGGGCGGGACCGAGTTGGAAGTCATGGCCTTCCTTGGCCACTCGACCCCGAAAGAGGGATCGACCTACACGAAACGCGCGAGTCGCGGTTCTCTTGGAGACAGCGGACTGCGAAAGCTTGCGGATGCGAAAACGAGCAGCGGTGTGTCCACCCTATCAATCAGGTTGGACAGAAAGAGGAATTAACATGATGGAAAAGCGAGCTTTTTCTGTAAGCGGTGGTGACCCCGGATGGATTCGAACCATCGACCTGCCGCTTAGGAGGCGGCCGCTCTATCCCCTGAGCTACGGGGCCACATGCGGGAACGTCATGCGTCTAAA